TGTGGTGGGACACGCACGTGCATGGCGAGCAGATCTTTGAGGGCAACTACATGGGGTTGGCGAAGATGCTCAAGCCTGTGGGTGGCGGGGGTACTCGGGTGGGCTGCGTTAGTGATTACATCGTCAAAGAAAGAATCAACGCAGACTGTGTGATCGTCTTCACTGACGGATACGTTGAGTCTTCGTTCATGTGGGATGTGATCCCGCCAACTCTCTGGATGGTGACTGAGAATAGAGGGTTCCACCCACCCGTGGGTAAGAAAGTAATGATCAACAACGATTGAGGAGTATTGAAAATGTCTTTTAATAAATTAATCTACGGTGAGTTCGCTACGGACTCACTCATCACCGCACTCACCAACGAGACGAGAGTGTTCCCGCTCATCCGTGAGTTACATCATCACTATGGTTTGCAGGTGTTAGATCACAAACACGAGTATCAGCGCGTCGGGCCAGAGACTTCTGCCGCTACGTTTTATCTGGTTGATAAGAACGGGTTCGCGCAGGGTCACGTGTATGGGTGGCAAGAGGATGGGAAAACGAACTACGCGTTCTACACTCCGTTTGCATCCAAGGAACGTGGCAAGTCTGAGCAGCATCGAACAACTTGGACTAGCCACAAACTATCTTCATTGATGGGCGCGTTGAAGAAAAGTCAGGCGGTCAAACCCGATCTGACGGTAAGCAAACTTAGGCGAGCGGTGGACGGGTTGAGGAATCAAGCAGAAGGTCACTTCGGTAAGATCTGGAAATCTACAGATCCGTTCGATGGTGATGAGATCCATCAACTGCTAAAGACCGTTCTTCTCGGAGCGCCGTTGTTTGTAGACCGAACTAAATGTCAAACTGCGCTTGACAAATACAACGCAATCGATTCTAATCTGATTGAGAGGAACAAAGAGATCACGAGGATGTTTGAGAACCCGTTCTATCTTCTCGCGGCAGACAAGCGCGGTCATATCATGGTCGGTAAGGTCAAGCGAATTAAGGACAGTACCGATCCGTATCGGAACGAGATCGTGCAATCGTTTCGTCGTGTCTCCCAAGAAACTCTCTACAGAGAATTCACGGACTTGGTTCCGATCTTAACTATGTCGAAGGTTGCTTACGAGGGGACTGGACATGGCATGGTCACACCGTTTATGCCAAGGGCTGACATGTACAACGCTGACTTAGATATTGCTCTTTATTACCCAACGAGTGTCACGGAGTATCACGAACAGTGGATGATGATTCCGATTGGATGGTTGTAAAAGATTTCACCATGCCAGTGAAATTTGACAGTCTTAGTCCAGTTGTGCATCAAACCAATTGGTCGTTAGTTAGGGTTCCACTACACCGTGGAGAGGGAATTTACACGGTGTATGTGGGTGACAATTACACACGAACTTATACGGATGACACGCTGCCAGACCCGATTAAGATGCGAATGGCTATGATTCTTGCCAGCGATCAGTATGTTGTTAGAGACAGAGAACTTCTAAAGGCTGAACTGTACGTGAATCATGGACCCACGGATCTGCATGACATCGGCTGGCAAGCGTCGAGTTCGTATTTTTGTTTAGTGATACCAAAGAAAGATTTAGAGGATATGAAAGGTGACACCCGAAGCGAAAGTTAAAGCGAAGATAAAGGAAGTCCTGAAAATGGAAAGAATTTATTATGCGATGCCAATAGGTACAGGATACGGTAACTCAGGCGTACCGGACTTCCTGTGTTGCGTTAATGGTCGATTCTTAGGGATCGAAGCGAAGGCAAACGGTAATAAACCCACCGAGTTGCAGAAGAAGAATCTGACGGATATTCAGCTTAGTGGCGGTCTTGCTGTAGTCATTAACGAGAACGCGTCAGATCTACAGTACCTTGTCGAGTTAATTAAACAGTTGAAGGAGTTAAATAATGGATAAAGAATTGGAATCTCTGCGAGATCTATATGCAGGGCTGGCTATGCTCGGTCTGATAACGAAAGGAGTCTACCGAGATGACATCGCCAGAATTTCATTTGAGATCGCAGATTCCATGTTAGAAACACGTACCACCAAAGAAGGTATTGTGTCCGTCAATCGCCAATTCCATAAAGGGGAATAAAGTGGCTACCAAAGTTAGTACCATTGCTCGCGCAGTTAAATTGCTCAAAGCAAATCCGTTCATGTCGGTAGATGATTTCACTGCCAAGATGAAGATCAATAAGACTTATGCGTATGTCGTACGTAGTAAAGCACGTGCGCTCATTCCAAAGGCTGACATCGAAGTGGCGGCAAACGAAGAGACTCCAACGACAATTACTGTTCCATCTGAGGGTGGACAGACGTTTATTGTTCCACCCCCACCTGACCTGCCTGTTCAAATTCAATCCACGTTTGTGCCTAAGTTTCTACGGGCAGACGCAGTTAATCACCCGCCGCATTACAAGGTTGGCGGGATCGAGACCATCGACTTTATCGAGGCGAAGGGACTGGATTACAACTTGGGCAACGTAGTGAAGTACGTCACCCGTGCGGATCACAAAGGGAATAAACTCCAAGATCTGGAGAAGGCCCGTTGGTATCTTGATCGAGCGATCAGCAATCACGCTGACGGACGCGATCTAGTTTAATCGACCGGGGGGAGTACGTCTCTGACGTACCCCCCTTTTTTGTGACTGTACTAGCCGCTATCTAATGTTTATAACTTTAGACTTTGAGACATTCTATGACTCGAAAATCAAACTCGGGTTCAAGCACCAAACAACAGAGGAATACATACGCGATAAACGCTTTGAGGTGATTGGAGTCGGTGTCAAGTTTGACGGGGGGGAGACCAAGTGGGTCACCGGGACCAAGGACGAGATCGCTAAATATCTATCCACCCTACCGTGGGACGATAGTGAAGTCCTGTGCCACAACATGTTGTTCGATGGCGCGATCCTCAGTTGGATATATGGCATCAAGCCCAAGGCGTTGCGCGATACGTTGTGCATGGCGCGAGCGCTCCACGGCGTGGACGTTGGGGGTTCGCTTGCCTCACTAGCGTTGCGCTATGGGATCGGGGTCAAGGGTGACGAGGTGGTGGCTGCCGAGGGCAAGCGTAGGCTCGACTTCACCAAAGAAGAACTTGACCAATACGGGCGGTACTGCGTGAACGACGTAGACCTGACCTACAACCTGTGGAAATTATTGGCCGAAAACTTTCCACAGAAAGAATTAGACCTGATTGACATGACGATCCGCATGTTCACGGAGCCTGTGCTGACCGTGGATGACGCGATGCTTGACCATAGACTGCTGCAACTAGACCACGAACGAATCATTATGTACGGCAGGGCCTATCAAGCACTTGGAGGAGAGGACACTCCGTTTGAACTTACGGATGTTCCCAAGAAACTTCATAGTAATAAACAATTTGGCGAACTGCTCAAGTCGATGTTCGGCATCGACCCGCCGATGAAGATAAGCCCAACGACGGGTAAGCCTACGCTCGCGCTGGCAAAAAAGGATGAGGGGTTCCTTGCACTACTAGAGCACGAGAACGAGGAAGTGCAGATGTTGTGCGCGGTCAGGCTTAATACTAAATCCACCCTTGAAGAGACAAGGTGTCAGAGATTCATTGATGTTGCCAAGCGCAATCGTGGGCGCATCCCCATTCCTTTGAAGTACTACGGGGCGCATACAGGCCGATGGTCGGGTACGGACAAGGTGAACTTCCAGAACCTTCCGTCAAGAGATAAAACCAAGAAGACACTCAAGAACGCTATCTGTCCGCCAGACGGATACATGATCATCAACTGTGACTCTTCTCAGATTGAGGCGCGGATACTTGCATGGCTGGCCGGTCAGGATGACGTAGTAGAACAATTCGCCAAGGGCGAGGATGTGTACTCGATTTTCGCAAGCGAGGTCTACAACAAGCCCGTCACCAAGGCCAATCCCGAAGAGCGATTCGTCGGCAAGACCTGCATTCTAGGTCTGGGCTACGGTACAGGTGCGCTAAAACTGCAACACACATTAGCCACGGCACAACCCATCAGCGTCAAACTAGACGAGGAAGAGTGCAAGCGAATCGTCAACATCTACCGCAAGAAGAACGACACCATCGTCAAGCTATGGCGTGAGGGTGACAAGGCGCTCGCGGGTCTGTACGCGTGGGATGACGAGAGCGTGGCGTTCGACTACGGTGAGCGCGGCGTGGTCAAGATCGATAAAACTGGCATCAGATTGCCCAACGGTCTGTACATTTGCTACCCCGACCTCGACAAAAAAACGGACGAGGGCAAGACGCACTATGTCTACAAGTCACGCCGAGGGGAGATCCCACTATGGGGTGGAACTGTAGTTGAGAACGTGGTGCAAGCGTTGGCAAGAATAGTCGTGGGCGAACAGATGCTGGCTATTCAGCGTCGCTATCGTGTCGTACTGACCGTGCATGATGCGGCGGTGTGCGTAGTGCCAGAGGCCGAGAAGGACGAGGCGCTCGCGTACATCATCGAGTGCATGTCAACTCCTCCCGATTGGGGTAAAGATTTGCCGATTACCTGCGAGGCAAAGGTTGCACATAGCTACGGTGAGTGTTAATATGTCTACTTGCGCTTTACAAACGGAATCGGTATGAACTACACGTGGTCGTTCTCCTCCCTCAAGGATTATGTTAACTGTCCAAGACAGTACCATGAGATAAAAGTATTAAAGCGGTTCCACAAGCGACCCACGCCCGAGATGACTTACGGAAACGAGGTACATAAGGCGATAGAAAATTACGTCAAGGACGGGTCCGACCTTGCCAAAAACTACCAGCAGTTCAAGCCCGTACTTGATGTGCTTGTAGACATGGAAGGGGAGAAGTACCCCGAACATAAGATGGCTTTAGATCGTAACGGCGACGCCACCCAATACTCAAAAGATTATTGGGTGAGAGGTATCGTTGACCTGCTCATCATCAACGGCGACAAGGCACATATCGTTGACTATAAAACGGGCAGT